CTGCTCGCCGACAGGGTACAGGTCGATCACCGCGATGATGTTGTCGCGAGTGACCGGGGGGTCGTCCTCGATACCGCTCCAGGCGGTGACATGCCGCGCCGCCAGTTCGTAGACGACCTGGCATTGCAAGAATCCGTCCCGTTCCGGCTCAATGTCCAGGTCCGGCAAGCCGTCCAGCGGTAGGCCGGATTCCTTGCGATCACGGGCCTGGGCTTCAACGGCCTCGACCCGCCGCCGCGCTGCCGCTTGGCACGCCGCCATGCTGGCCGTGGTCAACGACTTGACCGTCACCGTGATGCCGTAAGGAAGCTCAATATCGTAGGGTTCCGGCCGTTTCTTGAGGGAGATCATGCGTATTCCGTCCCGTCCAGATCATTGATGAGGGTAACCGTGAGCATTCGTCCGGCGGCATCGTTCCTAGCGCCCTGGAAGTCGAAGCCGGCCTGGATACCGCCCGGTCCGTCGACGGCCAGCTTGGGCTTGGGAAGGTAGACCTCGTGGGCGGTGAAGAGGACTTTCGATGAGCCTATGGTGTAGCCGAACTCCAAATCCACTGGCGTGCCGCTTGAAGCGTCGTCGATCAGGCTGGTGTCGGCGACGCGCACGTCGATGCGCCCCGTCAGCGCCGCCACCGTCGGATCGGCGCCCTCGATCAGACCGTCGGAGCGGATGGTCTCGATCTTCTCCAGGTTATTGGAGTAGGTGAGCGAGCCGCCGGTTAGGTTGCCGACCGGTAAGCCTCCCCTCGTGATCGAGCCCTGGAACTGGCTGATGCGCGAGAACGCCAACGTCGTCGGCGTCCCGCCCTGGGATGTAGCATTGCGGGTATCTCCTTGGGCCACGGCGTTGATGGTCGCGGCGGCAGCGCCCGAGCGTTGAAACTCCATGGCAATCGAATTGAGAACCACACCGCCATGCATGAAGAAGGCCGGAACTTGGGCCATGCCGACCTCGATGGAATAGCTGGGCAAAATATCCGAACCCGAGGCGAAGACATGATCGAAGGTGCCGTCCAGATTATCCGTGGAGGCCGGGTCGCCAAACAGCCCCGTCAACCAGAGACCGAAGTAACGGGGATCGACGGGAACGGTGATGTCCCCTTCGTCGTTGATCACGTCCTGCAAAGGAGCCAGAGGATCGCGCCCCTGTCCCAACACCGGATCGTCGATCAGGCCCTGCTCGCTGCCAAGCGCGCAACTGTTGAAGGGCATGCGGATATAATTGCCGGTTGGCGGAACGCCATAGGCGGTTTCCCGTTTGAGCAGCAGCGTAGCGCTCGAACCATAGGCTCGGGACATGATGGCGTCTCCTATATTGAATGGATGATCAGCCCTTGGGTTTTAGCCGAGGGGGCTGGCGGTTTCGTACTCGACGGTCACTGTGATCGTGCCGGTCTTGATGGCAGCGGCTCCGGCCACCGCTTCCGTATCAACCTCCGGGCGGCCGTAGGTCATGCCGAAGGCGAGGCCTCCGAGGGTGGGGTCTGTCTGCAACACGGCGCCTACCAACTGCACCAAGGTGTCGAAGGCGGCATCACGGGCCATGGCGTCGCCCTCCTCGACGTAGAGCTCAACCTCCACGTCGTGGCTGTAATAGGCACCGCCGAAGCCTCCAAGTGCTGTCTCAGGCTCCCCGGGATCGCCATCGCGCAGCACAATTAGCCCGCCCGAGGGAATTTTCTCGGGAACTGCCGTGTTCCGTTCAATCTTGGCACCCGGCACGGTTACCAGCAGCGCCTTGATCGCCTCGAGAACCTGTTCGGGTTTGCTGTTCGCCAATGTCTAATCCGTTCTCATGTGTTTATCGATCAGCCCCGGGAGACGCCCCTCCCAGCACTTGGCCTCTCGTTTCACATCCAGTCGCTTCTTGAGCCTGACCTGCGGCACCATGATGAACATGACCACGGTGGCAATGCCCTGCTTCATGCGGCCTGTTTTTGTATAGGCGCCGCCCTTGGCGCGGCGGCCGACCCGTCCGGACTTGTTAATGCGGACGCTGTCGACGACCAGAAGCGATGGGCCGTTCCGCCGGTAGACGAACCGCAGCGGCCCGAAGCGGTGCTCCGGGAAGTTGGACGGGTTGATCCGTTTTCCTCCAACGCCACGCTTGGGAGCCGCCGGCGTCGGGATGGCCAGCCAGAGGCCGGACTTGCTTCGGATGACCGCTCCCTCGTCGAAGGTGCGGATGATCAGCGGCGCCTTGGACCAGACCAGGGTGGCGGCGCGCATGGATGACTTGCCGCGCGGGTAGGTCGTTTCCCGCCATGTCCGAGCCAGCCGTGGTCCGAGCCCTACGGCAATCACCTGCTTGCGCAAATCCCCCTTGAGGCCTCGGCCCGCATCCTTGACGCCAGCCGTCACCGCCTTGGATATGCTCCGCACCTCGGATTCCATATCCGCCAGGACGGACCCGGCCATCGTGGCGGCGAGTTTCACGCCGGCCTCGTATCGAGAGCCCAGACCAGCCGATGGGGATCACGCCGTTCCGGCTCGCCCTGAATGATGTGGTCGGCACCATCGACGGTAAGCAGATCGCCGGGGCGAGGCTGGGACACTTCGGACACCCGAATCTCGAACAGGGCGGTTTCCGCGTGAACCCGGGTGTCGCCGAAACCGACGATCTCGTCGGGACGTGTGGCGATCGCCCGGATGTTTACACTGGTTCCGCCCTGGGGAGTGTAGAGGGCGTCGACGCCGAACTCGGCGAACGCGACATCAAGCGTTTCCGAGGCCAGGCTGACAAAGGTCATTCGTCCTGGCTCGGCGCGTCCGCCTCAGGCTTGGCCTTGCCGCCCTTCTTTGCGGGTTGTTCCTCGACCAACGTGGCCAGCTTGCGCTCGACGAGCCTGCGGCCCTCGTCCTCGTTGATCTCGAAGGTCTCGCCGGGCGAGTGGGCCTTCTTCCCGGCGATGACCATGACGTTGGCCCTTAGTTTAATGTCCCTGTCCGGGCTGTGCCCGTCCGCGCCTCTTGGTTTCATGAGGGTCTCCATCACAATACGGTTGCGCAGAAGCTGGCGTTGGCCCGATAGGGCACTACCAGAGCCGAGGACTGCAAGAGCATGTAACGTACCGGCGGATCGTTCTCGGACCAGGACTTAACGAAGTATTCCACCGGGCGGATGCCAGCGGCCTCGTCCAGGATGGCCCCGTGGTGGCGCACGCCTTCCAGCCCTTCGCGGGCCACCAGCAACACCGTGCCGGTCGGCAGCAGCGTCTGATCCACGCCGTCGTCATCCACATAGACGTCGTTGTAGGTCCAGATGTCGAAGCTGCCGATGTTGCCGCGATAGACGGCCTTCTCGTCAGCGACGATGGGATCAAGGGATAGGCTGATTGAGGTGCCGCGCCGCACATCGAACAGGGCCTTCACGTCCGCATCCTTGAGGAACTCCTCAAAGGCGCTGTCCTCCATAATCACCGTGCGGGGGCTGAGGCCAGAGTTGGTCCGCACCGTGATGGCCCAGGCGCGCAAGTCGGCTAGGGGACTGACCCCGGCCTGGCCCCAGCAAGAAGCGCCTGTGAGCGCGATGGTGTGGCCGGCATCACGCTGGAAGTCCACCACCTGGGTGGCATATCCTTCCCCGGAAACCACCTGCTTGCCGGTTTTCAGAACCTCCGTCGCCATGACCTCGAAACGCCGGTTCAGCATCTTGAGCATATCCGCCAGGTTGTCGGCGACGGCGGCCTGAATACGGGACTCGGGCGACATGGCGCCCATGATCGGCTCGCCCGGCCGGCGTTTGAGCCCCTGCTGGGGACGGACCACCCGCTTTTCCTTGAGGTAGGCGGGCTTGAAGCTTTTGGTCTCGTAGCCGCGCTGGGCCACCACCTTGCCCTCGACCAGGGGCGAGACGAAGGGGGTGATGCGCGGCTTGCCGTCGACCACGTCGAAGAAAATCTCCTCCGTGTCGGAGCGCGATACCGTGGAGAAGAAGGTCCGGGCCAGGAACTGGACCGGCTCGGCGTTGGAGGCGACAATTCCTTCGATGACGCGCTCCAAGCGGCCGGTGTCATAAGCGTTGATCGGCATGGTTTTAGGCTCCCACAACAGGTTTGAGGAAAATGCTCCGGGACCTGAGCCCCGGCTTGGCGGTGGTCTTGTCGTGCCCGGCCCCGAACACGAGGGCGTCCTCGTTGAAGCAACCGGTAAACCAGACAGCGGCCTTGGTGGCGGCGGCACTGGCGTCGACGTCAGCCTGCAGGATGGCGATGGGCGCCTCGGAACCATCAACAGCGGCGGCAACCGAAAGCTTGAAAGTGCCGTCGGCGGTCACCTCACCCAGCACGGCGCCCGCCGTCAGGGTTTCGCCGGCGGCGATAATCACGGTGTCGGTGTGACGGGGAAAATCGCCGGCGAAGAGGTTCTCTTGGGTAAAGGCATCGACATTGCCAAAATTAGGGTCTCGTAGCGCCATGATCAGGCTCCTTTCTTGGAGTTATGGCCAAGGGAAGACAGCGCCCGGGCCGTCATGGCCTCGACGGCGGCGTCCTCTTGCGTTTCCGGGTCGTCAGCCCCCACGACCGGATTTTGAACGGTTGCCATGGCCGCGCTTAGCGCCGCTCCGCCCTTCGCTTGTTCTGGTGCGGAAGACAGCACCCGGAGCGCACTTTCTGCATCCAGGTCGGTTTCGGTGGCGAGGGAACGGGCCAGATCGGCACGTCCTTCGGCCTCGGGGGCGTCCAGAATGGCGGCAATGCGTTCCCGCTCCGCCGTTTTTCCTTCCTGGCGGCCTTCCTCGCGCAGGGCGTCTTCATTCACGGGCCGCACGTCGGCGACCGGCGTGTCATGGGTCTTATCGGGAGCTTCCGCCACCGTATTTTCCAAATCATCCATCTGTCTTTTCCTCGTGGTTGAAACACGGTGCGCGGCGGCCCGCGCGTCCACGATTCCAGTCGGCGGGGCCGCCCGCCGTTCCAGTTCCGGCAGCGTGTCGGCGAAGGTCGCGATGCCGTCGGCGAAACCGCCGGCGACAGCCTCTTGTGGGTTGAGCCAACCGGCCTCGGTGGCGCGGACGGCGCCCACGTCGATGTTTCGGTTGCGCGCCACCGTGGAAACGAACAGGCCATAGAGCCGGTCCACCTCCGCCTGGAGGGATGCCCTCGCCTCGTTGCTCAGCGGAAAATGCTCGCTGCCGTCGATCTTGCGCGTCCCCGCGAATACCGGTGTGTAGACGTAGCCCTGTTTGGCATCCTTGGCGCTCTGATCCATGTGCATGGCGACCACGCCGATGGAGCCGACACCGGCGGAGCGCGGCAGGAAGATGCGCTCGGCGGCACTGGCGATGGCATAGGCCGCCGAATAGGCGTTTTCGTTGGCGATGGCCCAGACCGGCTTGACGTCCCGGGCCTGGTAAATAGCGTCGGCGAGGTCGAACAGGCCCGCCACTTCGCCACCCGGACTATCGATTTCCATCAGGATGGCGCGGACTTGGGCGTTGGCCAGGGCATCGCGCATCTCGGCGCCGATGCGGGCGTAGCTGGTCAGTCCGCTCTCCGCATCCAGACCGCTGGAGCGCTGCACCAAGGTGCCCTGCACCGGAATGACCGCGACGCCACCGTCGGAAATGGCGTAAGACGACCGTCCATTGGAGGCGGGCCGATTGAGCGCGGCCTGGGGCTCGTCGAGGTGCTTGCGGAACACCCCTTCGATGACGCGCAGCTTATCGAGCCCGATGGCCAACGGGGTGTTGTAGAGCCGCGACCAGAGACGGGGGTATTTCATGGTTTTGCGTCCTCAAGATTGGCCGGCTCTTCGACAAACGGCTGCCCGGCCACGATATTCGCCGCGTCCAGGAGGCCGAGTTCCGCCATGCGTTCGCGCTCCCGCGCCCGCTGTTCCAGAACCTCCTCCCAATCGAGGCCCTGCTCGGCGCATTCGTTCTCCAGGGTCGAGACCCCGATATCCATGCGGGTCTGGGCCGCCTTGGCTTCCTTGACCGGGTCGACCCAGCCGCGTCCCGACCCAATCCAGCGGGACCGGGCGTAGGCGCGGCGGTGCTCATGGAAATCCGGGGCATCGATCATCCCGGTGTCCACCGCCTCTTCGAGCCAGAGCTCATAGACAGCCTGCGCCCAGTGCGCCGTCAACCACTGCCGACGGCCGTTGAAGAAGCGCCAGGCCTCCAGCAGTGCCGCCCGGGCGCTGGAGTAGTTGGTCTTGCTGAAATCCTTGAGCAACAGCTCGTAGGGCATGTTGAGCGCCGCCGCCACGTGCCGGAACTGGGCGTCGAGGAACGGCGCGAACACGTCCGACGGACGCGACGGCGCGAACGAGGACAGCTTATCGCCCGGGTAGAGCGGCATCACCGCGCCGCCTTTGAGCCTGACACGACTCTCGGTGTATTCGGCCCGCGATTTTAGGTACTGGTCGGTGTCGCCACCGAACATCTCGACGATGCTGCCCTGGTCGAGAGGCGTCTCGATGAAGGCGGCGATCATGGCGTTGATGACGGCGGCCTGCAGTTCGCTGGTCTGATACTGGTCCAGCATGCGGAACTGTTTCATCACCGCCGACAGCAGCGGCTTGCCCCGGCTCTGGCCGGTACGCTCCTTGTCATGCACATGGAGAACCCTGCGCCGGCCCCAGTCGGTGAAGGCCGGCACCCTCTCCCAATCGTCGGCGGTAGCCGTCCAGGCAAAACGGTCGCCGGGATGGCTCTTCCTGATCCAATAGGCGATAGGGGCGCCGTAATCGTCGATCTCGATGCCGCCACGAAGCCTGACGCCGTCGCCGCGGCCCGGCGGATTGCAGAGCCGATCCGCCTCGATCACCTGAATATGGGTCGCGAAGGTGCCGCCACCCGGCAGCCACAACGGCAGGGCCAGGGCCTCGCCGTTGAGCAGGCCAGAGCGGAACACCAGCTGGGTGAGACCGGCGAAGTTGAGCGTCCGCCCGGCGTCGCAGTCCGTACCCTCGGCCCAGGTCCGCCACAGGGCCTCGACCCGATTGCTCCATTCGTCGGCCCAGGATTTGTCACGCTCCAGCGCCCGGTAATCGGGCTTGGCCGACAGCCGGAACCCGGTGCCGACCACGTTGTCGGTGATGGTCTGCACCGCGCCCGAGGCAATGCCGTGGTTGCGCGCCAGGTCCCTGGTCCGCTCGCGCAGCAGTGGCAGGTCGTCGAGAAGATCGGCGTCGGCCGATCCGTTGCTCGACATCCAGGAGGCAAGCTCCCTCGCCATGGTCGAGGCGCCATAGTGGGATGTCGCCGCGGCCCTGGGCCGGACGATCAATGACCGTAATTTCTTGAACATCAGAATTCCATGTAGATCGGGGCGCGCCTGGGCAGCCCCTTGAGCACGGCAAGCCGTCCTTCGAGTTCGGCGACGTAGGCCTTGAGACGACACGCGTCGGCGGGGGTGTAGGTCACCCTCCGATCGCCATAGACGACGGTTTCCGTCATGCTCCCGGTTGCGAGCCTTTGCAGAGCGGCCTCCGCTTCCGCGTGCCACGCCTCGATGGTTGCTTGATCAGCCATTTCAGTTCCGTCAGAGCCAGGGGTGATCGGGCAAGGCCGCCCGGGGCATCGTCACGGTTTCATCCTCGTGGCGGCCGGTTGCTTGAGAGGTCCGCCCCGGACTGTCGTCCCCGGCGGACGCCGCCAGGTCTTCTTCCATCTGCCGCCATTTGCGTTCATGCCAGCGATCGGCGCCGATCAGCCACGCCGCGGCCCGGGCATAGACCCGGCAGTCGAGCGCCTCGTTGCGCTCGCGGGTCTTCTGCCACTCCAGCTTCGGGAATCCCCGGTTGTTGGTGGTGGTCACCAGTCGCTCGGCGACAAACTGTTTGCACCACTCGGCGTCTATCCCAAGTGGAAGATGCACGTAACCCTCGGGCCAGTCCGCGCCGGCGGCCAGGTCCTCGTCCGTCGGACGATCGAGCCTGAGCCAGGCATAGGTCTCGCTCTTGAACACCGCGCCGGAGACGCTCCACAGCTTGACGCCGCGGCGAAGCTTGCGGCCGCCCTCGGTGGCCTCGACGGTGGTTGGGCCGCCGACCGGCGTACTCCGGTCGAAACCGTGCGCTCCCTTGACCGGCATCACCAGCCCCGGGCCCATGCGGCGGCACCATTTGTAGGCCATGGCCTCGAACCCGCCAGCGGTGTCGATGGCGAGCTTTTGGAGCTTCACATGCTTGCCGTTCTCGTGGCCCCAGGTCCGCGAAA